GATTTCTTCCAGAGATCATGGAAAAGATATACAAGGATCGAACAGTATATAAAAAGAAAATGCTTGCAGCAAAACAGGCATATGAAAAAACTCCGACTAAAACTCTTGAGAAAGAGATTGCCAGATGTAATAATATTCAGATGGCAAGAAAGATTCAATTGAATAGTGCTTATGGTGCTATTGGTAATCAATATTTTCGCTACTATAAACTTGCAAATGCGGAAGCGATTACTCTTTCTGGTCAGGTTTCTATCCGTTGGATAGAGAATCGTATGAACTCTTACCTAAACAAAATATTAAAAACGGAGGATGTAGATTATGTTATTGCTAGTGATACTGATAGTATCTATCTTAACTTGGGTGATTTGGTCGAAAAGGTATACGAGGGCAGAGAAAAAACTACTGAAAGCATTGTGTCGTTCCTTAATAAGATCTGTGAGGTGGAATTTGAAAAGTATATTGAGAGTTCTTATGAAACGTTGGCGAAGTACGTAAATGCTTATGATCAGAAGATGTTTATGAAGCGAGAGAATATTGCAGAACGTGGTATTTGGACAGCAAAGAAAAGATATATTCTAAATGTGTGGGATAGTGAGGGTGTTCGTTATGATGAACCTAATCTAAAGATGATGGGTATTGAAGCAGTGAAGTCATCAACTCCTGCACCTTGTCGTAAAATGATTAAAGATGCACTTAAGTTGATGATGAATGGAACAGAAGAAGATGTAATTGAATTTATTGACAATGCTCGTAAAGAATTTAAAACCTTACCACCAGAGGATATATCATTTCCACGTTCTGCATCTGATGTTGTAAAGTACAAAGCATCATCTACAATCTATGCAAAAGGAACACCCATACATATACGTGGAGCATTGTTATTCAATCATTATATTAAAAAGAATAAGTTGGATAATAAGTATTCATATATTCAAAATGGTGAGAAGATTAAGTTCTGCTATCTAAAGAATCCAAATCCGATTCGTGAAAATGTAATGTCATTCATTCAAGATTTTCCAAAGGAACTTAATCTTGAAAAGTTTATTGATTATGATACTCAGTTTGATAAAGCATTTCTTGACCCGATGAAAGCAGTATTAAATGCAATTGGTTGGTCAGATGAAAGAAGATTACTTTAGAAAGTTTTTTCTCTTGATTGCCAAAAATAGAATATGATGTTATAATGTGTATACTTAAACTTTTATCATGGATTTACCTATCAACAACGAAGAATTGAAAGAGTTGATGGATGCATTGAATGAATCGAATCATCCAGATGCAATGAAAAGGCAATTTAGAAATGAGTTGCATAGAAAGTTAAGATTAACTAAATTCTTGATTGAAGAAGGATATCCACATAAGAAAGTTCTTCGAGAAGTATTCGACATTGTAGCATAGTATGGATTTTTTAAAAGAAATAGTAAAAGAGATAGGTGATGACTACACCCAAATTGCCTCCGAAATCGACGAAAACGAACGATTCATCGACACAGGATCATATATCTTTAATGCAGTGGTTAGCGGTTCCATTTATGGTGGTGTTTCTAGTAATAAGATCACTGCCATCGCTGGCGAAAGCTCTACTGGAAAGACTTATTTTTCCTTGGCTGTTGTCAAAAACTTTTTGGACACTAACCCTGATGGGTATTGTCTCTATTTTGACACTGAAGCAGCCGTCAATAAAGGATTACTGGAGTCTCGTGGAGTTGATACGACACGGTTGGTTGTTGTGAATGTCGTAACAATCGAAGAGTTTCGTAGTAAGGCACTGAAGGCCGTAGATATATACTTAAAGACAACTGAAGAGGATCGCAAACCATGTATGTTTGTGTTAGACTCATTAGGTATGCTTTCAACAGAGAAAGAGATTAAAGATGCACTCGATGATAAACAGGTTCGTGATATGACCAAATCACAACTCGTGAAGGGTGCATTTCGCATGCTCACACTCAAACTTGGTCAAGCAAACATTCCACTAATAGTCACAAACCATACCTATGATGTCATCGGTTCTTATTTCCCTACAAAAGAAATGGGTGGAGGCAGCGGTCTCAAGTACGCAGCATCTACAATCATTTATCTCAGCAGAAAAAAAGAGAAGGATGGTAAGGAAGTCGTTGGAAACATTATCAAGGCAAAGACTCATAAATCACGTTTAAGTAAGGAGAACAAAGAAGTTGAGATTAGACTTTATTACGACGAGCGTGGACTCGATAGATATTATGGGTTATTGGAACTGGGTGAGAAGCATGGAGTCTTCAAACGTAAGGGGAATCGAATTGTTGTTGGTGAATCTTCCGTTTATCCTTCTTCTATTCTGGCCGATCCTGATAAGTATTTCACGGAAGAAGTAATGGAAAAACTCGAAGAAGCTGCGAATGAAGAATTTAGTTACGGAGAGTGATTTCGTTGAAACCTATGATGATTTTCTTTCAGAAACAATCTGTTCACAACTGATTAGTTTAGTTGATGAAGAGAATGAAAGAATAGAGAGAAGTCATAAACCAAATTTCTATCAGAGAAACATAGGTAATCTGCCAGAATATACTGGTCTGTATAAAAAATTTTCTGAGATAGGTATGAAGTATCTTACTGATATAGGATACTATGATGACATACTACCTCAGAAGTATGGATTTGAAGAGATGCGTATTAAAAAATATGGTGTTGGAGATTCATTTGACACTCATATTGATGTATCTGATTATGCATCTGCAAGAAGATGGCTTGCCTTTCTTGTTTATCTCAATGATAATTTTACTGGAGGGGAAACAGAATTTGTTGACGGTAAAATGATTCATCCTAAAACTGGCACTGTTTTAGTTTTCCCAAGTCTATGGACATTTCCTCATGCTGGTCTACCAGTTAAATCAGGTACAAAATATATTTTGACCACTTACTTTCATTATGTTTAAATGGATCGTATTGAAAAAGTTATCCTAAGAAATTTAGTTTACAACGAAGAATATCTCAGAAAAGTATTGCCTTTTATTGAACCTGATTACTTCAATGACAGGAATGAGAGAGTTGTATTTGAACATATTACTAAATATGCTGCAGAGTACAATAGTTTGATAACAAAAGAAGTACTCCAGATTGAGATTGAAGACAGACGTGATATCACACAAGATGAAGTCAAGAATATATTTGGAACGATAAATGAACTGGAAGATATTGAATGTGACTTTGAATGGTTGAGTGACACAACAGAGAAATGGTGTCGAGACCGAGCAATCTATCTTGCTTTGATGGAGTCAATCAAAATAGCAGATGGACAAGATGACAAAAAAAATCGAGATGCAATACCAACAATACTATCAGACGCATTATCTGTTTCCTTTAATCGCAATGTAGGCCACGATTACTTAGAGGACTATGAAGAAAGATACGAACTTTACAACAGGAAAGAAAGTCGAATTCAATTCGACCTTGAATACTTTAATAAGATTACAAAGGGAGGTCTTCCAAACAAGACGCTCAATATTGCACTTGCAGGCACTGGGGTTGGTAAATCTCTGTTTATGTGTCATCATGCTAGTGCTGTTCTTTTAGAAGGTAAGAACGTCTTATACATAACATTAGAAATGGCAGAAGAAAAGATTGCAGAACGTATTGATGCAAATCTTTTAAATGTAAACATACAAGAGATTGTTGATTTACCAAAACCAATCTTTGAAGGTAAGGTAACAAACCTTGCAAAGAAAACACAAGGATCACTTATTATCAAAGAGTATCCTACTGCATCTGCTCACTCAGGTCACTTTAAGGCTTTACTCAATGAATTAGCCTTGAAAAAATCATTTAAACCTGATATAATATTCATAGATTATCTAAACATATGTGCATCATCACGTTACAGGGCTGGATCAAATGTTAACTCGTATTCCTATATTAAGGCGATTGCTGAAGAGCTCCGTGGTCTTGCAGTGGAAACTAATGTACCTATCGTCTCCGCCACTCAGACGACTCGTTCTGGTTTTAGTAGTAGTGATATTGACCTTACTGATACGTCAGAATCCTTTGGTCTCCCTGCCACTGCTGATCTTATGTTCGCTCTCATTAGTACGGAGGAACTTGAGACGTTAAATCAAATTATGGTTAAACAACTTAAAAATCGTTACAACGACCCGACCATATACAAAAGGTTTGTTGTTGGGGTTGATCGTGCAAAGATGAGATTATATGATTGTGAACAACAGGCACAAGAAGATATACTTGACAACAAAAAAGACGAAGAGTATAATGATGAAGAGAAGAAACCAATTAAAAAATCGTTCGCAGAATTTAAATTTTAATGACAAAACAAATTGACTTTGATAAGTATGCTCTATTCGTGGATGGTGTCACATCCGATTCCAGTAAAGATTATCAATGCTTTATTGAAAGTATTAGTTCCCTTGACGGAAAAGGTGCCAATATTCACAGGCTTCTTACTGCTGCTGTTGGCATTAGTGCTGAAGGTGGTGAATTTATGGAGATTGTTAAGAAGATGGTTTTCCAAGGTAAGCCTTGGAACGACGACAATCGAGAACATCTTATTATTGAGTTGGGTGACGTTATGTGGTACGTGATGCAAGCGTGTGCTGCACTTGATGTTTCAATCGAAGATGTGGTCGCAGGAAACGTAGAAAAATTAAAGAAAAGATATCCTGGCGGGGACTTTGATGTATACCATTCAGAGAATCGGGCAGCAGACGATAGATAATAAAGAGAATCTTAAGTTTATAATATACTATACCCCCCTATGGATTATGAGTTAGAATTAAAAAATGAACAATTGGAGAATATGATTCATGTATATGAAGAGCACATCAATGCTCTAGAAAAAGAAAACAAAAGTTTAAAGTTACAAGTTGACTTTTTAAAACAGCAACTAGAATATAAAACTTTTTGTAAACCGTCGAATCTGGAGGAAGAAGAATGAGTGGCGACATAGGATTAGAACAACCGATTATCTTTTACCATAAAAAGATGACGGAAGCAAAAAAGATTGTATTAGAGCAGAAAGGAATTAAATTAGCATATCTAGAAATAAATAGTCAAAAAAGTAAATGTCTGGAAACACCCTAGGCTCTGACATAAATGAAATTCATTTAGCATATTTGCTCAATAATAATTCATATCCCGATAGGCAGTCACAAACACAGATAGAAAATAGAATAAATGCAGTCTCTGAACAAACTACTGAATTTCAAAAAGGTAGAGCAGGGGCAATGTATAATACATTTTTAAAGTTTTTACGAGATAAAGGATATGGTTCACCAGTATCAGCGTATTGGACTTCAAGGCAAGGATTTTCTTTTAAAAAAATTATTGGTATAGATGTTGATCAGAGATTAAATCCAACAGATGTTTTAGTTCAATTAAGTGATGGAAAATTTTATGGCATATCTGCAAAATCAACAGTCTCTGGTGGTGCAGGATTTAAGAATCCAGGTGTAGGAACAATAGATAAATATTTAAATACAAATTTAAAATCAATTGTAGATAAGTATGTTGCACAGATAATTTCTCAATTTGATTTACCAAAT